ATCATCTTTAATGTTCTTTTTCTTTCTTTCGTCAGAAGTTCTTGTCCAAGAAGCATTACTATCAAAATTATTATGAACAATATTACTTGCTTTACCAAAACTAAAACGATTATTTGATGCAGCTGCTGTTATGTTAGTGCCAAGCACAATAGCATGACTGCTGTTGGTAGACCCTGTTCTTGCCTGCATGCCAATACAAGTATTGTCTGATGCACCCGATGCTAAATTATCTCCTGCTTCACTTCCAATACAAGTATTAGCACCCCCAGTTGTAACTGCACCTAAAGCTAAATAGCCAATTGCTGTGTTGTCAGACCCTGTAGTAACATTATCTGCGGCACTTTTACCAATTCCTATGTTGTTCGTACCTGTAGTGTTTGCAATAAGTGCTTGATGTCCACAGGCGGTATTGTTTGCAGCTGTATTAACTCGCAATGCCATACGACCAACTGCTGTGTTATTTCCTGCGGTAGTACATGATGATAATGCATTAGCACCTAAAGCAGTATTTTCAGAACCAGTAGTAAGAGCATCTCCAGTATTTACGCCAAGTGCGGTGTTTTCAGTAGCAGTGGTAGCAAGTCTTAAAGCAGCTTCACCTATGGCTGTGTTAGAATTTGCTGTAGTAGATGCATTTAATGAAACTCTGCCTACTGCTGTGTTTGCCGCCCCTGTTGTATTAGACTCTAAAGCTGTTGACCCAACTGCTGTATTTTCTGAGCCTGTGGTATTTGCTGCTAAAGCCAAAAAACCAACTCCTGTGTTGTTATTTGCTTCGGTGTTAGCTTGTAAAGAAGAAGTACCTAGTGCAACATTACTATGTCCTGTAGTGTTTGCTGCTAATGAATTTGCACCAACTGCTGTGTTGTTAGAAGCTGTTGTGTTTGCAGTTAGGGCTGCATAGCCTAATGCTGTATTAGTGCCACCTGTGGTATTAGCATCTAAAGTTAAACCACCAAAAGCAGAATTATCTGCACCTGTGGTATTGGCAGCCATTGAGCCTTTACCAACCGCAGTGTTAATTCGCCCAGTGGTGTTTGCTGCTAAAGCACTTTTACCAACAGCTGTGTTATCTGCAACTGTATTTAACTGTAGTGTTGCATAACCTACTGCAACATTATCTGCTCCTGTTACATTTGATGTTAGTGAATTATAACCAATAGCAGTATTATTATCTGCGGTTGTATTTGCATCCAATGAACCATAACCGATTGCAACATTGAAATCACCAGTTGTACCAGCAACATAAGAATTATATCCTAATGCAGTATTTCTTGAGCCTTCGGTATTTGCAGCAGCAGAACCATAACCAATCGCAGTATTTCTTTCGCCTGTGGTGTTTGCCTCTAAAGAGGTTGCACCAACAGCAACATTAAAAGTACCTGTAGTATTAAGATTCATTGAGCCATTACCAATAGCTACATTGTTATTAGCTGTGGTGTTTGCTGCTAAGGCAGTATAACCGATGGCTACATTTGCACCACCGCCATTATTAACTTTTAGGGCTTGATGACCGATAGCTACATTAAAACTGTTAGTATCTTCAGTCTTGAGGGCTTCAAAACCTATCGCTATATTTGAATCACCTGTAGTAATTGCAGTACCTGCTTCATCGCCAACGACCACATTGTAATTACCACCGCTTGTAATAGAGTTACCTGCGTTTACACCTGCTCTAAAGTTAGATGTTCCTGCTGAAGCAGTAATGATATCTGCACCATCTGCAAAGGTTACATCTGCCGCAAAGTTTACAGCTCCGTCTACGTCTACCACGTCTAAGTTAGTAGTACCATCTACGTCTATATCGCCTGAAATGTCTAAAGATGTTGCTGTTAAAACACCAACATTAAGACTAACAAAAGCATCAACGACTGCTGCTCCACTTCCTGCTCCATCTAGGTAAATTGCTTTAACATCTCCTGGTGGAATTGTTATGTTTGCACCAGAACCCTGTGAAATAATAATATTTTGAGAACCACTTGTTCCATTTTCTATAAATTGCATACGCTTCATAGTGTTTGGAGTAATAGTAATAGTACAAGCTGAATCTAGTGTGCCTGTATATTTAAGATACATAGCTCGACCAGCATCTGATACACCATCTGCTACTACAGTAGAATGTGTATCAGCATTAGTAGTTATAGCTTCTGTACCAAAACCTAACGCTTCACCAATTAATTCTAAGTTGGTATTTGTAGTTGTACCCCATGTACCACTAGCATCACCAGTACCCATTTCATTGAGTCTTAAATTGTTTACATATGTACTTGCCATATTATTTCCTCGTATTAATCATAATATAATTTTTAAGCAACTTCACTCCAATTAGGTGTTTGTGAAGTGCTTATTGTTGAATAGTTAGGTATTTGAGATGTATCTACTAATCCCCAAACTAATAAATTTGTAATTTGTCCTGTGGCTAATAAACTTTCTACTGATACATTTGAATCTGCTTGTACTGTTTCAGAACCAAGTGCAGATGTTCCTTGTAATCCAGTAATTGAAAGAATGTTATTTGTAACTAATCCTAAATTTCCTAAAGCTGTTGTAGCAACTACATTAGTTGGAAATACATTTGCATCACAAGTTACTGTTTCATCTCCTTGTGAAACAGTAGAAGCATTACCACTTACACCTGTAATAGCTGTACCATTAGCAATAACTGTACCAATAGCACTTGTTGCTGCTACTCCAGTTTCACTAACATTAGCATCAGCACTTACAGTTTCAGTACCTAAAGCAGTAGTTCCTGCTATTCCTGTTATTGAAAGATTAGCTGCACCTGTAACAGTTTCAGAGCCTAATGCTGTTGTTCCTACTAATCCTGTAATTGCAACATTTGCTGCAGCTACAACCGTTTCTGAGCCTAAAGCTGAAGTTCCTGCTACTCCTGTTAAAGAAACAGGTATAGGTTCGCCAAAAGTTCCTTGACCCCAAGTACCTCTACCCCAACCAGTTATATTAGCCATTGGCTAATTTAAGCTATTCTAATAACAGCGTTACTTGCATCAGCAGTTGGAAAAGATATTGTAAAACTTCCAGCAGTAGAAGTTTTATCACCACCAAAATCAAATACAGCAACTGCTGGATCGCCTGAAGCAGTATCATTGTAAATCATACATCCTCTAGCTGTAACAGTAGCTGTACCAAAAGTTAAATCAGCAAAGTCAGTAAATGCAGTAGTGCCAGATGTTGATGGATTTACTCTGGTTAAACTAGCACCTTTAGCAGTATAGTTTGTTCCAGTTACTTCATTGGTTGTAGTGTAAGCAGTTGTGGCTGCTGACATAGTAGCACTTGAAGTATACAAAGCTAATTTAAAATCATTACCACCTGAACTTAAAAAGTTGTGTTTTGCTTCTAAAAGTTCTTTTTTAAAGCTAGTTGCCATTGCTTGTGTTATTGCCATTATATTCTCCTAATAATATTTGCTAAGTCTTTATGACCTTGTTTTTCTAATTCATTACATACTGTGCAAATGTGATTTTTAATACCTTCTTTTACATAATATGTAATAACCATTTTTGTTCTATCTTTAAATGCATGAGCCTGTGCTTTTATCATTGGATCAGCATTATCGCTTATAGAAATTATTTTATCTGTTGCCATTTCTGCAACTTCTTCAGCAGTATGACCTCTATTACTAGTAGTTTTTACTCCTAAATTTCCTATTGATATTTCAAATTTATCAGTTTGCATTAATATTTTTTTGGTTCTACAGAATTTAATTCTAAATCATTTCTATTAATTATACCAACTGGCTTAAGTTCTTTTTCTAACTGCATATCAGATAGATTGCATACTTTCATACCTGCACCATTTTGATAAGAAACTTTAGGATCATCTAATCTATGATAACCATAAAGTTTTTCTTTAAAACCTATATCAGTATCTAATAATGTAGATCGTGGTGCTACTTCTATTTGCATACCAGCATCAATACATTTAGATAGCCAAAACTCAGTGCATGATCTACCAGCTTCTGCAAAATGCATATTACTTCTATAGGTAAAATCTATACCAAATAAAGATATTTTTTTAACTTTGCTCCATAAAGCATAAGCTATTGCGTATGGAATAGTATTATTAAAATAAGAACAACCTAAATCACCTACAATAGATTCTATTGGATACTCTACTGCAGTAGGAACTCTATTATCTAATTCACAAGTATAAATAGGAAAATCGCATTGAGGTAAGTGTTTACGCATCATTGGAGTCATAGTTCCAGCATCTTCAGTATCTAAAAATCTACTCATAGGGTCTAGAATAAAAGCTCTATCTATTCTAGGTAAAACACCTATCATTGCATTTATTGCCCACACTTCATCAAATTCAACGCTGTGTGTTTGTGCAAGATGAAAGTCTATTTGACTTTGACCCATAGCAACTATTGCTACACTTGAACCTTCTAATTCTTTTATAGGCATTTGTTAGGCATTTATTTTACGCTGTCCATCTCTATAAGCATCTTTACGATTATATCCATCTGATTCTAAAGTTAGTCTACCTAATGCTTCTTGAAATCTTTTTTCATAATTTACAAGAATATCTGGTTCACCTTTCATAAAGGTATAGGCTTCACATAAAGAAGCATATAACAATACTTCTGGTGCATTTGTTCCTAACCAGCTAGTGCCATCAGCAGAAGCTGATATAGATTCAGGTATATAAAAATAATGGAGTTCTACTATAAATCCTGAGCTTGGAGTTGGTCCAATAATAAATGTGTCATCATCAAATTGTGCATAGTGTTTTGGTGTTCCTGTTGTAGCAGCTACAGGATAAGCTTCTCGTATAAAACTTACATCTGTATTTAAAAGATAACTATAATTACTATCGCTATCTAATACTGCTAAAGAATATGGATACAAGTAATCACTAGGAGCAGATAAGTATTGATTACCAGAAGTTAAACTACCAGTAACATTTTTTCTAAAGTTTGGTAACTCAACAGATTTAATAATTCTTTGTTCTGCTTGAGTAATAATGGTTGCTAAATCAGCAACAAATGTTGATTCTGTATTTTGCGTATAATCTTGTATCGCTGATTTTAATGTTGTATATGTCCAACTCATGATGTACTCACTGTTACTTTTCCTATTTCACCTTTAATATCTAAACCCATAGTGCTTGAACCAAATTCTGTAACTCCACCACCAATAGGATCAAAAGCAAAATATCTTGTTGATTCTGCTTCTCCTGTATCTACTCTAGGATTATAAAGACTTTCATTATCACTGGTATCTATATCACCTAATTTAAGTTGTGGTTGATCAATATCAAAACACTCATTACATACACGCAAACCATTTCTTTTACTATCAACAATTTCATATTTTAAAGCATTTAATTTATAGGTAAATCCACAACGATCACATATTCCTAATGCTTTTTTACCTTGTGCGTACATTAGTATATTTTCCTAATAGTATAGTTAAATGGATTTATAGAAGATTTTGTGTATGCATTACCTTCTATATCTACCCCTCTTAAATAAGTATTATTAATTTTAATTATTTTTTTTAGTTGAATGGTAAAAGTATTAGACATATTGCCTTCTTTATCATACTCAACAACTCTAACTTCATATTGTTCTTTAGTAATTTTGCGATAAAAATCTAATAATCTTTTAAACATTATCTATAAAAACTTACATCTGGAACAAATCTAACTGGTGCTTTTTCTCTATCAGCTTGAGTTACTTCTTCCCATAGCTCCATATAGCGTTGTCGTATCATAGGAACTCTCTGTTGAGCTTCTGGTGACTTACAAGCTAAATTATATGCTAAAGCATAAGTTAGGCATGGAAGATATCTAGAGGGCACATCAGCATTTAAAGTGCCGACTGTACCAACATCTTCTATGCGTTTTACATAATCGTAAACAAGTGTATATGTTTGTGCTGAATCAGGAGTTGCCCAAAGAATTATTTTTACTGCATCATTGTCTTTATCTACAAAAAACTGTGTAGGTTTTGATTGGATAAGTTTTTTAGCTTGATGTGCATATTCTGTTCTAGATATACGATTTAGTCTTTGATCAAACTGTTTAGTAGTATCTGCTGCATCTGTTCTTATAAAAACATCTACAATATCTAATGCACTTGAATCTACTGTGTAGCTACTTGTACCTGCAGTAAGAGTTGTTGAACCTTGTTCTATAGTCCATAAGTTAAGACCTTTGTTTTGCCATTCTAAAAATACAAGATTAAGTGCTCGTTTAGCACTTCTATAGCTATAACCTGAACGCAGTTCTAGACCACAAAGATCATAAGACTCTTCCATAATTTCACTTATGTCTAAGTTAAATGTTGTTGTTCCACTTGTTGCCATAGTAATCCTGTATTAACACTTCCACCTTCTACGAGCCTGTCTTATTCTAGAATTAGGATCGTTTTTAGTTTTAGCTGAACTTCTTTTAAGTTGACCTAATGATCTTGCACAGTAAGACTTTCTGCGTTTTGCAGCCTTACTACCTTTTTTTACTTTACCTGTTACTGCTGTTTTAAGTTTAGAACCTGGATTTGCTTTGCGATAAGCTGCAACTCCTTTTTTGGTCATACCAGCACCAGACTTAGTAGAACGATAATTAGCTCCTTTACCTCTAGTTGTTTTGGGTATAGGGTTTTCTCGTTTTCTTTTGGTCATGCAAAAAAATTATTAAATATCACCTTTGCCTTTTTTACCTTTTGGTAATCTAGGGTCTGGTCTTACTGATTTTTGAACTTTTCTAATATTAGAAGGTCCAGTAGGCATAGAAGGTGCTCTACTAACTCCCATCATTCCACCAGCTCTTGCACCTTTAGTTTTTGTTTTTCCACCAGCTCTCATACCTTTAGTTTTGTTCTTTTTCATAGCTGGACCAGTCATACCACCACCAAACATTTTTTGAACATATTCTTTATACGATTGAACTTTAGCTTCCTTACCTACTTCAGTTTTTCCTCTATTTTTATAGCCAGTATTTTTTTTACCGCCCATTTTACCGCCTTTTGAACCATTTTTACTTTTCATAAGTTACCTTTTAAATTAAATAGTTATAGTACCCTCTATAAGGGTACTATAAACAAAGTGAGTTATGCTACTTTTTAGTAGCAGTTTTTTTAGACTTACCTTTTTTAGCTGTAGCTTTTTTTGCTGGAGCTTTTTTAGGTGTTTCCTTTTTTGGCTCTGCTGCTTTTTTTACAGCCTTTTTAACAGGTTGTAGTTCTGCAACTTTTCGTTGAGCATCTTCAAGATCAGGATCAGGACCAAAAATTGGTATCCATATTCCATCTTCACCTTCTTGAAGAACTTTATATTGAGGTGGAAATTCACCTGTTTCTGAAATAATATATTTCATAATATCTCCGATTAATCAGAATATACTTTAACCATTTCTAAAACAATGGAATAAGTATCTCCTGAGCTATGACCTTTAGTGGTAAAAAGAATATCTCCATTCTTACCACTCCCTGCATTATTTGGAAGTCCACCAAAAT